TAGCAAGGCATTAAGTGGCTCAGGTGCTTTAGGTGGCAGCGTTTCTGGTCTTGGTGTTGGGGGCTCTGCTGCTGGAGCAAGTTATGCAGGTGCGACGGGATTAACTGGCATTGGCGGATCACTTAAAGGTTTAGGAAACTTCTCTGGTTTCCAGGGAGCCTTTGCTAACGGCGGAAGCGTTATGAGCGGCAAGCCTGCGTTAGTGGGCGAGCGCGGTCCTGAACTGTTTATGCCAGGGCGCAGCGGCAGCATCATCCCCAACAATGCACTTGGCGGTGCCAACGTTACCGTGAACGTCGATGCCAGCGGCTCCAACGTCCAAGGCAACCAACCCAACGCTGCGGCACTGGGACGTGCCATTGGCGCTGCGGTGCAGGCAGAATTGGTTAAGCAGAAGCGTCCGGGAGGTTTGCTCGCCTAATGGCCACTTTCCCTTCGATAACGCCGACTTACGGCGCACAAAAAACAAGCCAGCCAGCAGTACGCACTGTTCGCTTTGGCGATGGTTATGAACAGCGCTTGACGTTCGGGCTCAATCAAAATCCGAAGCAATGGAGCCTGACCTGGAACGTATCGGAGACTGACGCTGACACGATCGAGACATTTTTGGACGCACGGGCTGCTGATGCAGCCAGTTTCGACTGGACCCCTTTAGACGAAGCTACGTCTTACAAATGGGTGTGCGAGCAGTGGAGCAAGTCAATTCCGTATAACAATCGTGCCACGATCACTGCTACGTTCCGCCAAGTCTTTGAACCATAATGGCTGTCCCGTTTTCCGATCTACAGGAGATCAACCCCGGCGCAGTCATCGAGCTGTTCAAGCTGGAGTTAAACAACGATATCCATGGCACTAACACGACATACCTGTTCCATGCAGGTAGCAACCTGAACGCCAATGGGGCGTTGGTGTGGAACAGTGAGACCTATTTGAGGTTTCCTGTTGAGGCAGATGGCTTTGAGTACAGCGGCACAGGTCAGCTGCCCCGTCCGACAATCAGGATCGCCAACTTAAACGGCACGATCACAGGTCTTCTGATAACACTGTCAAACGGCTTGGAAGGTGCCAAGGTTACGCGCATCCGCACCCTGGCACGGTATCTCGACGCATCTAATTTTCCGGGCAACACTAATCCTTACGGCACACCGGATCCAACAGCGGAGTTTCCGCAGGAAATTTATTTTGTTGACCGCAAGGCGGCTGAAACGCGAGACATCGTTGAGTTTGAGCTTGCGGCTGCATTTGACCTTGCTGGAGTCAAGGCACCCAAGCGTCAGTGCATCGCCAACCTATGTCAATGGATTTACAAGGGTGACGGCTGCGGCTACGACCCCAACCCTTCTGCCACTGGAACGTATAACCGCAAGTATTTAAGTTCTGCGACGTACTCACAATCAGGCACGACGATTACGGTCACTAGCAGCTCACATGGTATTTCCAGCGGTGAAGTGGTTTATTTAACACGCACCAAAGAATTTACTGCGACTTACGAGCAGTCAGCTCCCAGCACAAATCTCCAAGGGGTCAGGAATTTTAGGCCGACAACCTATCCCTTGGTAGTCACAAAAGCAGGGCACGGACTTTCGGCGGGCGATGAAGTTGAGTTGGAGTTTACGAGTGGCGACCCCATCCCTAACGATGGTTCCTTCACGATTACAGAAGTTACCAGTAATACGTTCACTGTTATTAGAAATTACACCGGAACCACAGACATCAGCGGAAACGTAAATGTTTCCATGATCCGTCCGGCTAATTACTACTTAGTTACCAGTGCTAGCACAAATACTTTTACTGTTTCCGACAACACATCACGCACTGAATCTGGCTCCGCAACAGTGGACTGGCTAAAGGTAAGCATCAACTCGCACCAACTAGAGGTGGGCGAATCTGCTTACTTTATATTCGACACTGGCGACTTGGCATCTGCTCATCTTGTCCCTGCTACAACGACGACAAATACGATGACCTTTAGGGTTGACGACGAGATAACGACTAGTGGCAATGTGACGATGACGCAATGGTTTGAACGTAACAACGAGGCAACCACCGTCAGCGCATCCGACGCTTGTGCCAAGACATTAGCGGCGTGCCAACTTCGGTTTGGCGAAGCTGCACAGCTGCCTTTTGGTGGATTCCCCGGCATTGGAGCGTTTAGGTAATGAGTTGGCGCGAAGCAGCATTGGAGTACGCCAAGGCTGAAGACCCCCGCGAGTCATGCGGTCTAGTTGTTGTTATCAAAGGCGTCGAAACCTACTGGCCGTGTCAAAACCTTGCTGACAAGTCCGACCAGTTCATCCTTGATCCTGAGGACTACGCGGCTGCTGAAGATGCTGGTGAGGTGGTCGCAGTTGTCCACAGCCACCCATTTACCCCTGCAATTCCAAGCGAAGCAGATCTGGCGTGCATCGAGCAGAACGACCTGCCTTGGTACATCGTCAATCCAAGGACTGAAGAGTGGAGTGCCGAACTACGCCCCAGGGGATACAAGCCTGAACTGATCGGCAGGCAATGGATTTGGGGTGTCACCGACTGTTGGACGTTGGCGCGGGACTGGTATAGGCAAAACGGCATCAGTCTGCCTGATTGGGAGCGTCCGGTCACGCCTGAGGAGTTTGAAGCTGAACCGCTGTTTGAGCAGCATTGGCGTGAAGCTGGTTTTATCGAGCTGGAACCTGAACAGGAGCTGCAGCCCGGTGATTTTCTGTTGATGGCTATCCGCAATCAGCATTTAAATCACTGTGGCGTGTACCTGGGTGACCAGCGGGTTTTGCATCACATTCGAGGCCGTCTGTCTTCCCGCGATTTGTATGGAAGCTGGCTGATGAAATGCACGGGACGTAGATTGCGCCACAAGCAGCGTCTAGGATGAGCGGAGGTTAGCTGGGACGATGCTGCGTAAGATTCGCGTCTACGGCAAGCTGGCGAAATTCCTCAAGCAGCGCGTGTTTGAGGCGGATGTTGCCAGCGCAGCAGAGGCTGTGCGTTTTTTGGTGGTGAATTTTCCGCAGTTGCGCCCGCATATGGCGGAGCAGTATTACAAGGTCAGCGTTGGAACGTATGCACTGACGGCTGATGAGCTGCACGACCCCGCTGGCCAGCAGGAGATCAAGATTGTTCCAGTGCTTGCTGGTGCGGGGGGCGCTACAGGACAGATCCTGGCTGGGGTAGCATTAATTGCACTATCTGCCGTTAGCTTTGGTGCGGGCGGCGCGTTTGCGGGTGCATTCGGCGTCACAGGTATTGGAGCGGCGGCTGGTTCAGCTACTGCAATTGGGTCTATTGCTTTATTCGGCATTGGCGCAACCCTTGTCCTTGGTGGCGTTGCGCAATTACTGACTCCAGTGCCGACAGTCTCAACAGACCAGCAGCCTGATCCACGCAAAAGCTATAGCTTTTCTGGAATACAAAACACCAGCCGCCAAGGTATTCCAATACCTGTGGTTTACGGCGAAACCGTTGTTGGCTCAGTCGTTGTCTCTGCTTCTCTTGATACGGTGAACACTTAATGGCACGCGATAAGCAAAAACGAATCGCTGGTGCAGGCGGTGGCGGCAGTGAGCCTAGGCAGCCGATTGTTGCTGCCGACAATTTAAGTTCTAATCAGTTTCTCACTCTCATTGACGTAATAAGTGAAGGAGAAATTCAGGGGCTTAAGGACGGCCTCAAATCTATTTATTTTGACAATGTGCAGCTGCAAAACGCAGATGGCAGCTATAACTTTCAAAACGTCACTATTGAAACTCGCGCAGGGACGGATCAGGCTGACGACGAACAAAACGCAATCGAGCTTGCTGGTTCTACAGATATTGGAGACCCAGAAATAGTTGGCATCGAGGTCAAAAACGGTTTCCCGGTTGTTCGTTCAATCACAGACCCCAATGTTGATGCGGTTCGGGTCACCATTGACATTCCACAACTTCAAAACGTCAACAATGAAGGTGACGTGCTGGGATATGACATCCACTTAAAAATCGAGGTTCAGTATACAGGTGGAGCATATACCGAGGTTGTAAACAATGTTATTAGCGGTCGCACAGGTGACTTGTATCAGCGTGATTATGAGATCACGCTTGCCCCAGGTACAGGTGAAAGTTTTCCGGCTCAAATCAGAGTTACACGGATTAGCGCAGACAGCACTAACCCTCGTATTGTTGATGCGTTTACCTGGAGTTCTTACACCGAAATAATAAAAGCAAAGCTCAAATATCCGCATACGGCATTAGTCGGTTTGAGGCTTGATGCCTCGCAATTTAACAATGTACCTGAGCGGGCGTACTTGATTCGTGGCATTAAAATTGCAATTCCAAATACTGCCACTGTTGACCAAGCTAATGGCCGCTTAATTTACAGCGGCGTATGGGGCGGAACATTTCAAGCAGCGCAATGGTGTTCTGATCCAGCTTGGATCCTGTGGGATCTACTTACGAACAGCCGTTACGGTTTTGGCGATCACATTACAGCAAGCCAACTTGACAAATTTTCTTTCTACGCGGCAAGTCAATACTGTTCGGAGCTTGTAAACGGTGAACCCCGGTTTAGCTGCAACGTCAACATCCAGACCCAAGAGGAAGCGTACAAGTTAATCAATGACATGTGCTCGGTTTTCCGGGCGATGCCTTACTGGAGCGCAGGGACGCTAGCCATTTCACAGGATGCTCCTGATGATTGGGCGTACTTGTTCACGCTGGCAAACGTCGGTCCTGAAGGCTTCAGGTACGAAAGCAGCAGCCAAAAAACTCGCCCCACTGTCGTTGGCGTCAGTTACCTAGACCTCAACACCAGAGACATTGCGTATGAGTTTGTTGAAGATACTGATGAAATTGACAAATTCGGCATAGTCAAAAAAGAAGTTTCAGCTTTTGCGTGTACTTCACAGGCACAAGCAAGGCGCGTTGGCGAGTGGTTGCTGTACTCAGAAAAATACGAGTCTGAGACCGTGACTTTTACCACCAGCATTGACGCTGGTGTGATGGTGCGTCCTGGTCAACTAATTAAGATTGCCGATCCAGTTAAAGCTGGTGAACGCCGTGGCGGCAGGATCGTTTCAGCTACGACCACCACAGTCACGGTTGATGATGCAACGGGCTTGACCACTGCTAACAGCCCGCAGCTGAACGTGATTTTGAGTGATGGAACGGTCGAGCAACGTGCAGTCAGCGGCATCAGCGGTAATGAGATTACCGTCAGCTCGGCATTTAGCAGCGCACCAAACGCCAACAGCATTTGGCTGTATGGCACAACAAATATCAACACCACAACCTGGCGCGTCCTTGGTATTGCAGAGCAGGATCAAGCCAGCTACGTAATTACTGCCTTGGCGTATGAAGGCAGCAAGTACGGCTACATCGAGCGCGACCTTGAACTGAGTGTCCGCGACATCAGTGACCTCAATGTTTTGGCTGAAACGCCCCCAAACCTGAGGGGTCTCGAATATCTGTACGACGCTGGCGGCATTGCAAAAGCAAAAATCCTTTTCTCTTGGTCGCCTGTTGCAGGCGTATCGCAGTATCAAGTCCAGTGGCGATTTAGCAGCGACAACTGGAAAACCAGCTTTGTCAGCACAAATGAGCTTGAGTTGTTTGACACAAGCATTGGAACGTATGAGGTCAGGGTTTATAGCCTGAATGCATCACTTCTGAGGTCTGCTGCGGCTGCTGAACTGTCGTTCGAAACGCAAGGCAAGAGCGCCCCACCGGAAAGCCCAACAGGATTGAATTTAATTCCAAACGTTGATGGCACTAGCGGGTTGCTGAGCTGGAACCGTGCCACTGAATTAGACGTGATTCTGGGCGGCAAAGTGTTGATTCGCCATAGCTCCGCTACTAGCGGTGCGACCTGGGGCGGGTCTCAAACCGTCATTGCAGCTGCTGCTGGCAGCCAAACCCAAAAACAAGTGCCATTGCTTGAGGGCACTTACTTAATCAAGTTTGAAGACGACACGGGTAATCGTTCTGAAACGGCTGCCTCTGTTGTGGTTGATCTGCCGGAACCACAAGATCGACTGCTAATTGAGTATTACCGAGAGGATGAGTCTTACGACTTGCTTGTCGATGACTTTGGAACCTGGGACAGCCTGGGCAACATCGACACAATCCAAGCAGCGCCATTCTCGGGTACAAAGACCAACATGGTCTACGACGCTGGCATTGATGGCTTAAAGCTGTCTGACACGTCTTTGCTAACTGGTGAATACGAGTTTGCCAACACGTTGAATATGGGCGGCGTGTTTGACGTGAACTTGCGCCGTCACATCGTCTCTACGGGTTTTTTGCCCGATTCGCTTTGGGACGATCAGACCAGCTTGATTGATGACTGGACCGACATTGACGGCGGCACAGTCGAGGAGGTCAACGCGCTGATGTATGTCCGCTCTACGCAAACCGATCCAACAGGGTCCCCAACCTGGAGCGATTGGCGCGAGTTCAGCAATGGCTTGCTGCGTGGCTGGGGGTTTGAGTTCAAGCTGGTGGCATCAACCGAGATTGCCTCTCAAAACATTGAGATTGACCAGCTCGGGGTCTACGTCCAGCTGCAACAACGAATTGAGCAAGGCGGACCCTTGGAAACTGGCACGTCAGCCACCTCATTCAATTTTGACAAGAGCTTCTACCAAGCACCGATCTTGAGCATTACAACGTATGAGCTTGAGGGGGACGAAGCCCAGTCGGTTTCCCAAGTGACTAAGGACTCGTTCGAGATAAGCTATAGCCAGAACGGCAGCGGCGTGCCGCGCTCTTTTTCCTACCAAGCAGTCGGCTACGGCAAGAGGATCACCTGATGGCTCAGCACGATTACGTCATCGACAACCAGTCCGGCAGCTCGTTCCGCTCGGACCTGAACAATAATCTGTCGGCAATCGTCACGACTAACAGCGGCAGTAGCGCTCCGTCTACTACCTACGCCTACATGATGTGGGCCGACACCAGTAATAACTTGTTGAAGCGCCGTAACGGTGCAAACAATGCATGGCAGATCGTTGGTGATCTGACCGGCGATTACATGGTGATGGACACCAGCAAGCGCGTTGGTTTTGGCACGGATACTCCTGGCGATTACAACGCCGACTATGACAACGTTGTTATCTATCAATCCTCTGGCAATGCAGGTCTAACGATTGCCACTGGTACGTCGGGCACTGGCGGCATTGCCTTTGCTGATGGAACGTCTGGCAATGCTGAATACCGAGGCTATATCGACTATGACCACGCCAACGATCGAATGCAGATCGGCATTCAAGGCGGCTTGCGTGTTCAGTACGGCGGCCAAGGTTCATCGTTTATTAACGCAAGCAATGGAGACACGCTGACAGTAAGAAGCACGTCTGGATCGAGCGCCACTTACATTCTCGTTCATGGTCTTTACAGCTCTGCTGCAGACATGAGCGGCGGTTCGGATGCTTTTCTTATCAGAACTAACGGCAATTTTGAGAGCGCTTCAAATAGCTACGGACCAATTTCTTCTGATGAACGCCTTAAGCAAGACATCGTAGACGCGCCATCACAATGGGATGACATCAAAAACATCCAACTCAAAAAATACCGCTACAAAAACAATCCTGATGGTCAACTGCAGCTCGGCGTCATCGCGCAGGAGCTGGAACAGGTGTGCCCAAATCTGGTCACTCATCGCCCTGCGACGGCGCTTGAAGTAGCCGAATCTGGCAATCTCATAGCCGAAGGCGATGACGTATTGAGTTTCAAAGCTTCCATCCTCTACATGAAATCCGTCAAAGCCCTTCAAGAGGCGATGGCACGGATCGAAGAGCTGGAAGCCAAGGTTGCAGCACTCGAAGCAGCCTAAGCAGTACAGCGGAGCTACAGTGGAGCCAACGGATTAGGTGGTAAGCGGTGGCTATTTCACCCGGCACTTACAATATCACGCTGCAGCGCCGGGCGGACTACAGCATCACGCTTCAGTTCAAGGACAGCACCGAGACGGCGATTGACCTAACGGACTGGAGCGTTGCCGGACGACGTTAAACAAGATTCCGCAATTGAAGTATTGAAAGCTGAAGTGGAACGACTTAGACAGCAGACAAAATGCTCTAGATAGATGGATGCCGAAACGCTAGAGAACTGGCGCAAAATTAAAAAGGCGCTAGAGGCAGCAGGTAAAACCGATTGCGATTACTACCTGCGAGCGGTTGCAATCCTTCAGGGCAAGCCTGATCCGTGGAAGCCTCCTCGATAAA